GTTTACTACGTCTGTTGACCTTGTGACTGAGCCGCTTGTAGTGTATATGTAACTTGAAGCAACAGGATTTGCTTCCACTTGCGCACCCCATACAAATAAACCATCAACACCATTACCTGCGAATGTTTGGCTTTCGAGTTTAAAAGCTGCTGCTCTTACTATTGCGCCATTGTTAGATAACGCATTTCCAGTGATTGCTAATCTGTACCATCCATTTCCATAATCTTGGTATTTAAAGCTCCCTATTGTAGTGCCAAATGTTTGTAGTGTATCTAAATCAAATTTAACTTGTCCAAATGTTCCAAAAGGTGCAGCTCCATCTGCTAAAAGCAATTCAACCTGACTAAACCCTGCTTTTTTAACGAATAAAGAATATGTAATAAGCGCACCTTGATTAAATCCTGTCGTAACGTCTTGGATGTGGTGAAAGGTGTTTGTAGTGTTTGGTATTAATTCATCAGCATTTTCAATTCCTTTCGGGTCTGCGGTAATGTTTCCAGTAACATCTACATTTGACGCTACCCAATTGCTAGCTCTAAAATCTTGTGAATTAAACTGGTAATTAGTACTTAAATTTTCCATTTTAAAACTAGGACAGTCACTGTTTAACCAGTCCATTGTAGGCAATCCGCTAGCCGTAGATTGTATTAATCCGTTTTCAGCAACCCTAGTTGATTCAGAGGTTCTAGCAAATGTCAAATCGCCGCTTCCGTCAACAGGTAAAATTGAATATATCTTACTTGACTTATATCCGCTTGGCACTAATGCAAAATATGGTTTTTTCATTATCTTTCTGTAATTATTGAGGTGCTGGATGAATACCACCATTGACCATTCACTTGTAATCTTAAAGTCACGACCTCGCCTTGATTAATTTCTATTAACCTACCAAAATCTAAAACAACCGTTTCTCTTACATTGTTACCGTAGGTACTTGTTTCACTACCTTTTAAAATTCCATCTACATAAACGCTTAAAGTTAAAGAACTTCCGTTTGGAAACTGCCTAGAACTATAAGGCATTGAAGACAATTGAAACCGACTAAAATAAGCGTTGTATGGTACTGAAATCCCACCATAAGCATAAGGGAAAGCAGTTGTCGCTCCCGTACCGTAAAGTGTATATGTAGAAACTCCGCTAATATAATGCCGCCAATGAACGGACATTTTTTCAGTAGTTAAACCCCTACCAGTGTAGTCTATGGATTTAGCTCTTATTATGTTACTATTTGGATTCATTCCTTTTTGTATTTTAGCTTCATTTCTTCATAAAACCTTTTAGCGTCTTCTAGGTTTGTTTGAAGCCCAACATATTTTTTTAAACGATTAACGTTTATTTCTTTTACTTTGTACTTCATAAAACCCAGCTGTTATAAACTGTATCTGAGTCTGGACTTATATCTGAACCTGAGTTACTAGTGTATTCTGGAAACTTTGAGCTATTGTCGCAAAGGTAATCAACTAATCTAGTCGAATAATAACGAGCGTATTCTCTTGCTTTTGCTACTAGATAATCAACTTCATCCTTAGAAACGTTTTCAGCGGTTTCACTTGAATGTTTAAACACCCCGCCATTCTTAATTTGATACGCCGCAAATGGAATATAATTAACTTGAGCGAACCATATAAGGGTTGACTGAATATAATCGCTTACAAGGGCTAAATAGTCGCCTGTTAAAGTGTTGTTTGTAATGTCGTCACTTATTCGGTTGTATAAATCCGTTCCTAGTAGGTTTTGGATGTCAATTTCTTGCCCGAGCTTGATAAATTGTATAAACTTATCGGTGTCAACGTTCCCATCTAAGATGGAATTTCTTACTAAGTCCGTTCGTGATATAAATAATGCTGTTGCCATTAGTTTTTAAATTTCATTTTGTTCCAATATTCGGCTGTATAACCTTTGTACTTCATATCATTTGGTGCAACTGGTACTTTTTGAGCGTTTTTAGGTGCTTTAAATCCTTTGCTTTTTGCTTGACCGCTTGTAATCTGGCTTTTTTTACTGTTTTTAACCTGATATGTTTTTCGAAACCACTTATGATTACACCTTGCACCGCCTTTCCAGAGCCAAATGGAATAGGTATCTGAACCACCTTTACCAAAACCAGCGTTAACAGACTTTTTTCCCATCGCTACGATGTCCTCTTTACGGTAAACCTTCTTAGCTCCTACCATTTTAGAGCAAAATTGGCGACTATCTTTACCTGATTTCTCTGGTGCATAGCTATAACGCACTAGAAACTCAACACCTTTTTGACTATCTTGTTTTGATGTACCGTCTTGTTTGCTTTTTGCGTTTGGTTTAGCCGTTCCTGTGGTTACAAAATTCCACGCTTTAGATAATGCAGATTGTTCTGGCTCGGTGTTTAAGTCTGTAATAACCTCATCAAGTTCATCGTTTAATTCATAGTCAACTTCGCTTTCATCTACTAAATCATATTCGGCTAGTAGTTCATCTTCGGTTTGCCCTAAGTCAATTAATTCATCCGCAATATTGCTACCTAATTCATCTGGTAAATCTTCGCTTAATTTAACCCCTGTTTCTTCTTCTTTTGTTTCAGCGTCCTCAACGTTTTCTAAGTCTGTAAATTCTAACGGTTGAAGCGTTTTAAAGTATAGTTTAAGGCTCATTTGGTTGTAGGCTAGTATAGAATCAAAAGCATCTATTAAAAGCATCTGAAACGGTCTTATGACGGTGTTATCCATTAATACACTCGCTGTCTTTAGTTCTTCTGCATTATTACCTAAACCGCTATTGTCTTTAATACCTAAAAGCATAGGCGAAACAACCCTGTGGGAAACCATTACCTTTTTAGAACTTTCATCCGAAAGGAATTGATACTGTTGATGCGCTTCGCTTAGTTGTATAGGCTCAATCGTTGCTGCACTTTCTGGATTATCGTTAAAAGCTAGTATAAATTTGCCTGCATTGCTACTCCCAGAAAATTTAGAATATATACGATTCTCTAATGCTTGGCGTTCTTCAGCGTTTGGTGTACCATTGTTAAAGTTAATCAACATCGACGGCGCTAAACCGTTCAGGATATTGTTCAAATGGTAGTTACTTATCTCTTGTTCGAGCTCAGCATATTGAAGTCCTCCCGCATAATCTGGACTGCTATAATACTTATAACCAGCACGATACGGCTTTACATAAATAATTTCTATGTTTTCTTTGCCACTTCCAAATGCTGGGATTCTAGTGGTTTGGTCTACGTTTTTAACCTTCGTCCAATCATCTGAATAAAAATACCCTTCAATTTCGCCTTTGTCGTTACATTTTTCAGCTCTTAAATTCTCAACAGGAATATGCTCAACTTGTGCAATAGATTTTCTGTCTTTTGAATAAATGACTTGCATAGAACATTGACCCATCAATTTAAGGTCATAACACAATTTGCGTACCATATCTTTATGAAGCAAAGAAATCATATTTGCGTATTGGTCTGGCTTTTTATTTGAGTTTAAAGCATCTAAACCACGCCCGTAAATCATCTCAGACATTCCGTTTATAATAGCGTTGTTTGTTGGACTACCATTGTAACGGTCGATTAAGTACTTAAAATAATTATTATCAGCACCATAAGAAACCCAATTCTTGTTAGATTTCTCAACAATATCAGGCGTTGTGTACGTGCTTAAATTTACTATTCTTAAATCATTCATATTTATATAATTATAAATTCGTTATCCGAACTTTCTTCACTAATATATTGGTCTTTATTAACGCTATAATATTGGTCTGCGTTTTGGTTAATCGCTTGGTCTGTGCAAAAAACCCTGTCTTTGTAAATTATTTCATTTTGCGGAATTGGTGAGCCCGCACTAGTGTTTAATATTTCAAGCCTATAAAAATCGCCTTCAATTAAGCCATCAAAATACACAGAGACGTTCATATAGTTAGCGTCATAACCAACAAATATATCTAATTTCTCAATAGTTACATTAGTACTTTCACTAGTCAATTTAACTGTGACGTTATTAATAGAAACGTATCTCGGTATTATTTTAAATAATCTTGTTCCGCTTGTGTTGATTAACTTCATATTAATATATAAATAAAAAACAAATATTTTGTATAGTGTAGGCATAAAAAAAGGGCTATCCGTTAAGATAACCCTGATTTATAAGTAAAAGTACTAATTAAGCCGTTGGGTCAATTTGAACCGCTGAAGCATCTGCCGTAATAACCGCAGGCACTACAAAGTAAGGAGGTGCAGTTTCCTGTGCGTTAACCGTTAAGGTATAGCCAGTTAAGTCTCCCATTGCTGCTCCTGTCACGATTGTACCACCGTTCACATCGCCACCATTTTCAAGTCCTACTAAAAAGAAGTTACCGTTATAATCTTCAATAGCTACGTGTGGACGTGCGTGAGCGATTAATTTTAGTTCTTCTTGTGTAGCTTTATCTTGAAAAGTTAAAGTCATATTAAGCGTCGTATCGTAGAAAGTTGTTCCGTTTTCACGACTTGAAGTAATTGCAGTTTCCATTGAACTGTTACCTTTTACATCAAACTGAAACCAAACAGGGCTTCCAGCTACTGCGGTAATTTCTCCCGCTACGATTGTTGCGTCTCCTAAAGTTCCGTAATCTGCGAAGTAAATGGTTTTAATACCACCAACCGCTGATTTACAGGGTACTTTACGACCGCTTGTAATTAAACATCCCATATTTTTAAAGTTTTGTAAATAAAAAAGGGTAGGCGAAAACCCACCCCTTTAAATTTGATTAGTTAATTATTATACTGTTTTTCTGAAAACAATATCAGTTACTTGTGCATATTGAACCGCACTGGTAAATCTCATTACGACACGTACATTTTGTGAGCCGTCATTTTCAGCCATATCAATCACTCGAACTTCGTTAAGGTCTGATAATAAGCCAGTTCCAAAGAATAAATTTGCTTTTTCAGCTGCGATAATCGTTCCTGCTGTTGCTCCTTTTGCTTGTAATACTGGAATCCCATCAAAAAATAAATTCCCTAGTACTTGATTAGTTCCTTTATTCTCAAATCCGTTAGCTCCTTCACCTTGTGCGGCGAAACCTCCTAAAGCTCTTGTGTAAGCTCTAACCACGTCAGATGCAGCATAGATATACAAATCATCAGAACCGTAAACAGCCGTCGGAATTGCATCCACAACAGCTCCGATTTGAGCCACTACATTAGCCGCTGTAATAGCAGCACCTGTAAGGTCTTGTGCTGTAGGTAAAGCAGTGTCAGCATCTAATAAAGTTGCGAATCCGTCAAACTGTCCACTTACGGCAGTTGAACCAGACCAGATGTTTTTTTCCGTTCTGTCAGCTACTTTAGAAGCAACGTGAGCAAGTACGAAATCAGCGAAGTTTGGCGCTAAATTATCAAAAGCACTAAAGCCCATTTGCTCAGCTTCCCAAGAATCGTGAAGTGTCTTTTTACAGATATCAAGATTTACTTGAAATTCTTTTGGCTCAATAATAGCCTCTGTTAAAGTTAAAGTCCCTGCGTCAGTTTGGAAGTCACAAGTCGCATCTTTTACGATGTCGTCAGTTGCACCTTTCTGAATTACAGATTTGTACTTTACATTAGGCATAATGGTAATTAAACCCTTATCTAATGTGTCCGCCGAAAGCAAAGCTGCGGCTACATATTTAGATGAAAATTCCCCAGAATAGGTCGTTGTTAATGATACACTCATTTTATTTAGTTTTTAGTTGTTATTAATTATTTAGTCTGTTCATTACTCGGTCAATCGTAGTGCTTTTTCTGTTTTTAGAAACACTAAATTTCGAGATGGTTTTTTTAGCTTCTGGATTTGAAACGATTGGCGCTGCACTTGGCATACCTAATTCTTTTTCCAGACTTAATTCGTGCTTAGAAAGTTCTTCCGTTAAAAGGTTTCCTACTTCTTCGCTCAAATCTTCTTTTGGTTCTAGCATAGCTTTGATTTCTTCAACCAAAGATTTTACCTCGTCTAATTCTTCTTTAGTAGCATAAGTTACTTCTTCGTCAGCTGCTTCAACCTCAACTTCTTCTTCTTCGGTTTCTTCAACTTCTTCTTCAGCTTCTTCTTCTTTGATTTCAGAAATAACCCCTTCCTCAACCACTACTAATAATTTACCGTCTTCTAATGTGTACTCACCTATTGGTAAGGCTACCTTTTCATCTTCTGTAACGATAAACACTTCA